CGCCAAGTAACATATATCGACATCTCTTCCAGTTCCGGTTAGCCTTTTTACAAGCTTTCCAAACAAAGAAGTGATGGCAAATAGAAAAGATAGCCCATGAGGAATAAGCTCCCATGGGGTTACCAGTACGGTAAGTTATCCATTTTTCTTTATATGAAAATGGGTGACCCACCATAATGGTTTTCCAACTATCTGCATATTGGTTACCAAACCAAAGTCTGAGAAGTTCATATTGAATCTCTATGGGAAATCTATCTGTTGCTGTTGTTAAATCAACAGAATGGAAAGAAGAACCATTTAAGGGTTTCAAATATTTAAATCTCTTAGTTTGGCTAAAGGTACAGTCTTGATCAATACGAGAAAGTTGCTTAAATAGAAAATTATGCAATGGCAGCAATGCTGCTTGAGAATAATAATCTAAAATAGCTACTTCTCTCGTTTTACCTTCTTTATCCTGGATACAAACAAGTTTACGAGGGATTCTAGTGCCTGTGAGGGCTCTGAACCGGTCGAAAAAGTGTGGTATCTTAAGATAAAGTTGATTAAAACGATAGGCTAAATCTTGTAGTCGATCCCCCCCTAATACTCTAATAGATTCAAGTAGAAAGGGAGGAAGACAAATATAATCATCGAAACTGGTCCAAATAGCTTGGCCATTTGGGCCTTGTTTTGAGGTCATATGGAACTCACTAAACCTTAAAGATTTAGTAGGTTTCCCAAGATGCTTTGTATTGATTCCTAAATCCTTAAGGAAGTTAAACATATCATTTCTCAAACCTAGGGGGTCTCCGGTATAACCGGGCCTTGCTTCGATTGAATCATGATTAGGTTTAGCTTCCAACCTAATAAATCGTGTAATATATAGGCAAGAATTAATTAGCCGAATAAACGGGTAATTAACCTTTCCATCTATATGACGAATTATGGGTCTAAGAATTTTTGGAATATTATCAGGATCACCCCTTAGATTAAAGTCTTTATCTATATTTAATATATATGATAAAAATCTTAATCTTAGGTCCTTACAGTACTTAATTGCTTGTGGTTTCCCACGAGTTTTTAGGACTGTAAAGATCTTGTCCGTGACCCGTAAACTTAAGGTAAGTTCCTTGCTGTTACATTTTGTTAAAACAGTATTGAGCCACCTAATGAGACGATAGAAAAAGTCAGTAGGCGTTGTGCTCTTTGAGTACAATTTCTTCTTTCTTTCTTCTTTTCGCTTCATTTGTTTGTGGGTCCCACTATACGGAATTGGAATATTGACTTTACCAAGTGGTCAGGTAAAGTAGTTTACCCTTTACAATAGG